AAGGGACGGGCATTTTCATTAATAAATCAGCCATAGTATTTTGGTTTTAAATTTTTCATGTTTATTTAATTATAAATATCAGGTTAAAACTTTTTTCTCTTTACTTTTACTTTTTTCCTTGTAAAATCCTTAACTAGAATCTAGACTTAAGAAATTTAAACTTCTTTTTTCTCTCCTCCTTTTGTTAAATAAGTTTTAACTGGACTTTCATCTTCATATTCTTTTTCTAAAAATGATTTTATAGATTCAATATTGCGTGGGTCATCATCAGAAAAACCAATTTGAGGAACAAAGTTATTAGTTACATCATTAGTAAATGAAACTTTTTGACCTAGTTTACGGCTCTGATACTTAACATAGTTAATAAATTCTCTTAATGCTTTTATTTTACCTTCTTCAGGGTTAGAAGCTGACCCCTCACCATAAGTCACAGGATGGTATTTACACATGTCCAAATACTCTTTAATCAATAATTGGTTATCTCTCATCACCTCTCCCGATAATTCTCGGTATTGTTTTAGGTTTTGAATTAAAGTCTCTGCACTAATACCATTGTGGTTTGTTACAATAAAATTATAAATAGAGTCTCTTAAAACCGTAGGTGTATGTCCTCTTGCAGTTATTATCGCAAAAATAGAACCCCCATTAATACACTCAACAAAATCGTCCCATGAAGGACCTGGTTCTGCCAATAAGGAGTCCACAATAAATTTTTTATCACCCTGTACAGCAAAATTTCGGTAAGGGTCTTTTGCATAACCAACAATCATTTCTCCGTTATAATCAAAAGGTTCTTTACCAATTTTTTGTCGGTACTCAGCAAAGTCCTCTGTAGACATACCAACTTCACCACCTTGTTCAGATTGTAACATAATTTGAGTTGGCATAATAACAATATTGTCATCCCAATCAAAAGCGTAATACTTTAAATCAGGTTGACCTTCTTCTATACCCTCCCTAAGGTTATTAAGATTTCTTCTTATAATCTTTTTAAGACTCATATTACCTGTTCAATTTTTCAATTAATCTTTCTAATTGAGATTCAGTAACAATAATATTCTGAGGTTTTTCAGAATAAGTTTTTACACCATTGTTTTGAACATTAAGTGATTCTCTAAGAATTTTCTTTTTAAATTTCATTGTTTTAATTTTTTAATTTAAGTTTTAAATGGAGGGTACCGTAGTACCCTCCATTATATAATTATCAGATATCTTCAAAAGATGCTCCTGTTGGAGTAATCAAGAATTCAATATCTATGAATTCAAGTGCTCTTGTTGGTTTTAGATAAATTTTACCTACAAGTTGGTTCTTGTCCATATCTTCAGGTGTGTTTTGAACAACAACCCTAAAGTCAATCAAACCTCTGTCTCTTCTGATAGAATCCAATATTGGGTTTACTGAATCTAAGAACTCTTGTCTTACTTGGTCATCGTTTTGTTCAAACAATAGTCTAACCGCAACTGCAGAAATTAACTTACGAGCCTGTAACAACAATCTTCTAACATTAATTCTATCAAGTGCAGATTCTTTAATTTGAGTTGTTTTATTACCCCAAATTACAGTACCAACATCTGAGAATGTAGCAATTGGGTTAATTCTACCCTTATAGAGAATATCTCTATCTTCTTGAGTCAACTTCTTACGTGCCTTAATACCGTTAACAAGACCTCTCGTATAACCTGCAGACGCAAACCATGGGAATGCAATATTATCGGTCAACGCTAAGTTTCTAACAACCTCTGCGGTAGGTGGTAAATAGATTTGTGTATTATTAACAGAATCTCTCGTTAATATCCATGGGTAGTAAGTTGCGGTATAGTTAGAATCAATACCCGTATCTTCTAAGTTTTCTGTAGATTCTTGTGGGTAAATGAAATCTGTGGTGAAATTAGAAGTTGTATTAGTAAACATCTGATAGTCAGGTGTTGTACAAATATAAATAGAGTCTGCTCTATCAGTTTCAATCATATCAATCGCAGATTCCACAAGATTTGAGTTATTCACATAATCAATACCCGGAGTTGTAAATACATTTATATTAACTGCTTCAGGATTAACAAAAGTATATTGACCCCATAGATATGCATAATAATCAGAGTTACCCCAGTCTTGTTTATCAGGACCTACGATAGTTTTGAAAGCTCCCCATCCAGTTCCTTGAGGGAATCTAATTGATGATGCAGTACCTTTCAAATAACCACTATTACCTAAAATAAAACGGTCACCGTTGGTTCTATACTCTCTGTAAATGTCCCATCCATCAAACCCACCTGTAGGTATTAAAGTAAATTTACGAGAATTTAATCTGTAATACGGACTTGTTTCCGTTGGTTCACTTCTGAACTCTGCACTACCGACTTCAAATGCTGAAGTACCTGAAGTGCTATAATTTGAAGATATCGTTACAACAGTAGCACCTGAGTCCATATGGAAACCTTTGGTTAATACAGCCCATGGTGTAGATTCTGTTGCTGTACTAATATCTGCAGGATTTTGTTTACCTTTGTATGAAGCAAAATCTACGTCAATACCTACTGTATTAGAAACTCCTAAATAAACTTTTCTTGGGTTATCACCTGAACTTCTTGTGATATTATCACCGTTTGCAGTACCAAATGGTGGATTTGCAATTATTTCACCCGCTTCATAGTATTTGGTTTTATAAACCAAATGAGGTGACTGATATGTTGAATATTGTCTTGTTTGATAACCTCTAAAACCACAAGGTAATGAGTCATAAGGTGCTTCCTCGTTAACCTCCAACATAATGTACTTAGACTTTAATTCAAAATCACCATTAGATGTACCAACTTTTTTAGCGACATAACTATTAAGTGTTTGGTCCATTGTACAATTTGTAAATTTCTCAAGTACTACAGGGTTTGAATCTGTGTCATAGAAACTTCTTACAATAATATCGAAAGTTAAATTATTGAATGATATATTTGCAATTGAAACTTTTATTTGATTATTTGCATTATTACCATCAGAGATTGAGATAAATTTAAACAAATCAAATACTTCATTACCTCTTAATTCAGAAACAACATAAGGTGTTGAAGGGGTTTGGAATTTTTCCAAATACCATCCAATACTTTGATTATTACCGTCATCTTCTCTAGCACTTTCTAAAGAAAGTAATGTTGTATTTAAACCTCTAATTTTACCATCCCTATATCCAGTATTAAGTAAGTTGTAATATAATTCTTCAACAAATAATGGAACTTCATTTCTATTTTTACTAAAGTTTGTTGAACCCAATACTTTGGATATAAAATTAGAGTCTGTAATATCTAAAGAGGTTTTAAACGTAAATGTTTCTGAATCTTTAGTAACACCTGAAATTTGGAATGTTGAGAATGGGTTTTTAGTTACTCCTGAATAAACACCTGAAGTATTTAAAACTACGTCTGTTGTTCCTGATACTTCGTAAACAGGACCGTTATCGGTTGAATACGTTACAATACCTCTTGAACGTAAAGTCGCGATTACCATATCATGGTAATCTGAAATAACTGAACCACTGTAGTTAGTTACATAAACAACCGCTTCACCTGTATAGTCATTACCACTTGTGTTAGTTAGTCCTGTAACCGCCAATCCAAATCCAACTCCTGTATAACTACCACTTGAATATGGGAATAGTGCATAGTACCAAGCATCATTTTCAGAGGCTGTGAATGTTGCGTCATCAGTGGTTAACCCACTTACTCCTAAAACGTTAACACTTGTTGTCCAGTTTCCTGATGCTCCTGTAATTAAATCATATGTACTTCCACTTACAGTACCAAAGATATATGCGGACTCACCTGAAGTAGATGGACTTACAATTTCACTATAAAGTTTAGATTTAAAATCATTTTCTAATGTTGATTGACCACCACTAAATGTTGTGTAAGGTAATGTAAAATAATTTTTTATACTATTAGGTAATGAACTATAATCTGTAATTACTGTTGAGGTACTAGTTCCTGACACTCCTGAGAATGAAACAGTATAAATCGTTTCAGGTGCACTTGTTACTGCAACGGTAGATTTATCAACATTACCTACCGTAGAAATTGACCAAGATGGTCCAGCATCATAACCTGATAACCCTAAAATACGAGTTACAAAGAGTTGATTAGATTGTTGTAAATATGCTTTTGCAATATACGCGGCTTCATATTTAGGAATTTGTGTGTTTATAAATTTACTTGGACTTGTACCTCCAAAGTATGATGTAAACTCATCAAAATTAGTGATGAAAATAGGTTCAAATGCTGGACCTGTTAAAGTTTCACCAACTATTCCCAACGTTGTTACTCCAACACTTTGTGCTACAAAACTTAAATCTCTTTCTGATGTATAAACACCAGGAGATACGAATACTTTGTCTGCCATATTAAAATAGTTTTCTTTTTTTATTTATTTAAACATAAATATTAAGAAAAAATACAAAGTACAAATACGTTATGGATATATTTATTTAATAGTATGAACTTTTTCTACCTTTTTTCATACTTTTAATTATGAGTACAAAAATAAAAAATTTAAAAATATCAGAGAATGCACACAATAAACTAAAAACTTATTGTGATAATAAAGGTTTAAAAATGTTTAAGTTTGTTGAAAAATTAATTGAAGAAAACTGTAAAGACGATACTGATATTTATGGAGAATAATTAATTGTTGTAAGGTATATGAGCCTTAGTTTGAATTAATGACGATAGATTATTATCGGTTTTATTAACATCTATTCTAATGGTATCGTTAGTATTAATTTTAATAGATGTTAAATCATCACCAATATAGTTACCATTGATGTATATTGAATACTCGTCAATATTCTCAGTCTCAATAAAAGATAAATCTATTGAATATCCATATCGTTCAGATAATGAATCAATACCGGTACGAAATAAAATGGGTATATCAAAATTTTGAGGGTTCGATGGTTGTTTATTTAATACCGATGATTTTTTACCCATCTCGGTTTCAAATAAGGTTAATGACCTTGTTATTGCAGGAACAACTTCAAATTCATTTTCATCAATTAAAAATCCCATCATTAAAAACTCATAGTTTTGGATATAATACTTTCTTTTTTCTATATCCAAAACAGATTCATCAGATACATTATTTAATATAATCGGAATATAATGACCTTTAACAAAAGTATAAGATTGACGAGATGAGAATTTTTGAAGAACGAGTTTATTAAACTCATTTAAATGACGCATTTTTGTACAAAATATTTTAATATTATAAGTAATATCAACAGGGACAGGCTGAGGTATCTTGTATATATCCATTCCTTTTCTTTGTCCGTCCCATGTTGGTACTTTTGCATAATAAAATTGTTTTCTATTTGGGATTGTATATTGTAATGATGGGTTAGTTCCGTACTTGACTTCAGGTTGTCTTACCGTAGCAATAAAAGGTGGTTTTATATTTTTATCTAAGTCCTGAAAATTCCATGTTTCAGTAAACTGTGACCAATTCTGTGTTGTGGTAATAATATCAATAGGGTTAACTTTTTTTCCGTCAGCAACCATCTCTAAATCGTCACGAACAAAATCTAACATACCTCTATCCAAATCGGCATGTAAAACACTTTTAGGTAAATAAGTCCCATCTTCCTGAATATATTCAAGAAGTTCTTCTCTCCTATCCAACAATATTTTTTCAGGAGTAATCTTCAAATCTTTTTTTATTTTTTTAGGAAACGCCATTAACTTACAATTTCATTAATATGGAAAATTTTATTTTTTGTATTAATCATATCCACCTCGTCCGCAAAAAACACAGGTTCTTCTGTATCTTTTTTAACAAACGAGTCATATTTGTAAGGGTTATATGTAATTACCTTATCATTAGTTTCGGGTGGCATATTTTCACAAGGATACTGACAATAGTCTAATAAATCACCTATAACAAATGCATGAACATTCTTTCTCATCTCCTGTCTAACTTTTTTTTTTCCACCTTCTCTTACCCTAAACTCTACATTACCCAACTTAACATAATCGGCATATAATATAATCCTACCTTTATATTGAACTGAAAAAGTTTTTTTGTGTAGGTTATAATAAACCATAACACGAAGACCTATCGGGTCAGGTTTATTTTCGTCTTGTTCAACAACCAAACCCATACGAGATTTAATTGTGTTTAATTCTTTTAATAGATATCTACTCATAATCCTCTAAATTCATTATCGTTTACTGGTGACGCCACAATACTTCTGTAAAATGGTTTGAACCCACCATAAGTGTGTTTATTATCACTAACAACACGACCGTCATTAACAACGGTATAATACCTAACACGAGACTCAGTTTCATAATATCCTATGTAATCACCATATTCTATATCTATACCCAACTCATCCAAAGAGTCCTGATACACGCCAACCTTTAAATTACCTGGTTCCATCTGCGTCATACGACTTTGACCGTAATCCTGATTTTCGGGCTGTTCTATCTGAACATATCCCCTAAACTCAACAGGAGGATGAAACTTAATTCCGTCCTCAACTGTTTCACCGTATACATCATCGGTTTTTGTCTTCTGTCTATCGACACGATACAAAACCAATGTAAAATTCATATCACCTTCAAGCCACTCACGACCCATAGCAATATCTAAATTAAAATCTTCACCACTGAAGAATTTATTTAATCTCGTAATTGGAACCTTTCTTTGTGTCATTATTGATAAATATTCAGAAATATGTTATATTTAATTGTATTTGATATCAAAGTTGGAAAATAATCCATTAAATAACTTGCCTGAAGTTCGTGCTCTCAGAATTCTTGAAGAATATGAGGGATACAATAACTATATCCTTAGGTTAAAGGGTAAGATGAAAAAGTTTAATCATTTTAAACTTACTCGTGCACAGGCGGACTATATTCTAAAGTTTAAAGACACCACACCAAAAGTGGCGAGAAAGTGGGTTGAATTGGATAGTTACTTCGGACAAAAACTTATGGACGATAAACTCCTAACAAAAAAACCTGAAAAGATTTATATTGAAAAACTTTTGGTAGAAAAAGAAAAGTCGTATCATATATGGGGTAAGTTATTTGAAAATGCGGAACTGAGTGACATATGGTTACCTAAAGTTGCGTTACAAAAAAATACACAAAGAGAAGTTAATATTGACTATACTAAGTATTCACATCGACCACCTTTAGACCATCAGAAAGAAGCAATAGAAAAACTTGTTGGTAATGATAAATATATTTTGGCTGATGATATGGGTTTGGGTAAAACCACTTCTACGGTTATAGCATCTTTAGAAAGTGGTGCGGAAAAAGTTTTAATTATTTGTCCCGCTTCGTTAAAAATCAATTGGCAAAGAGAAATTGAAAATTATACTGATAAAGAAGTTTCAATTATTGAAGGTAAGAAGTGGGAACCCGCAAATTATACGATAATCAATTATGACATTCTTAAAAATTTTCATGACCCAAAACACCCCGATAAGTCAGATATTTTAAATTATGGTTTTGATTTGGTTGTTATGGATGAAGCCCATTACATACAAAATGTAAAAGCTGCAAGAACAAAGATAGGTAACGATATTGCAAAAAAAATCGGAAAGGTTTGGTTGTTGACAGGTACACCTATGACTTCAAGACCTATGAATTATTATAACCTATTGAATTTAGTGGACTCTCCAATTGCGGATAATTGGATGGCATATGCGATTAGATATTGTGCAGGTTATCAATTTAGTGTCGGAGCAAAAAAGGTATGGAATGTCACGGGTGCATCAAATCTTGAAGAACTTAGAGACAGAACAAAACCATCTGTTTTAAGAAGGTTGAAAGAAGATATTTTAGATTTACCCGAAAAGATTTTGACTCCAGTATATTTGAGAACAAAATCAAAAGAGTATAAAAAGTTGATGGGTGAATACTACGATTGGTATAATTCATCAGAAGAATCAAAATCGTTGACCATTCAGTTTTCAAAATTAATGAAAGTTCGTCAGGTAATCGCGGATGAAAAAATTAAAGACACCATTGAGATAGCTCAGAATGTAATAGACCAAGGAAAAAAAGTTATTATATTCACAAACTTTACCGATACATTAAATAAAATAACCGAGCATTTTGGTAAGTCGGCAGTTAAACTTGATGGCAAGATGTCCAAACCACAAAGACAACATTCCGTTGACGAGTTCCAAAACAACGAAAAGGTAACTGTATTTGTTGGTAACCTAAAAGCTGCGGGTGTGGGTATTACATTGACCGCAGCTGAAGCCGTTATTATGAACGACCTATCATTCGTTCCTTCTGACCACTCACAAGCAGAAGACAGAGCATATAGATATGGGCAAAAATTTTCGGTGTCTGTTTATTATCCCATTTTTGAAAATACCATAGAAGGTATTATATACGACATACTTTCAAAGAAAAAGAATATCTTTGAAACTGTTATGGGAGATAACGAAGGTAAGGGAGATGTTATGGAAGAGATACTTAACCTAATATCAGAAAATTAAGTATTTATATAAAAATACTTAAATATGTCCAAAATTTTATTAGAAAGAATAGAAAAGTTAGAAACTCGTATTGTAAACGAAAAAACTTTTTTAAACGAAATGAAAAAGATAGGTATTGAAAAATTACCATACGCCTATTCTGCGGTAGACCGATTTATTAATAAAGAAACGATGGATGTTCATTACAACAAACATTATAAAGGATATGTGGATAAATTAAATAAGGCGATTTCTAAAAGAAGAGGGGGGGACAAAGAACTTGAAGAAATTATAAAAGATATTTCAAAATACAATAAAAAAATCCGTGACAACGCTGGTGGAGCTTTTAACCACGCACTTTTTTGGAAGATGTTATCACCCGAACAACAAAAGTGTTCAGGAGATATATACGACAAAATTACAATAGATTTTGGTTCTTATAGAGATTTTAAATCAAAATTTGAAGAAGTTGCGAAAAAAAGATTTGGTTCGGGGTGGGTGTGGTTAATATTAGATAATAATAATAAATTAAAAGTTATCTCAACACCAAATCAAGATAATCCACTTATGGATGTCGTTAAAGGAGGTGGTTATCCATTATTAGGTTTAGATTTATGGGAACACGCATATTATTTAAAGTACTTAAACAAAAGAGATGATTACATAAAAAACTTTTGGACAGTGGTTAATTGGAAATTTGTCAATAAGTTATTAAATAGTAAATTACCTAAAAACTGAATATTTATATAAAAAAGTCTAATGTCAGTAATTACGGAACCACAAAGAAGTAAGTTATATACAAGAATTAAACATTTGTTAGGGGCACCAATAAGAAGTGTAGAAATAACAGATGAAATGTTAGATTCTTTGTTAGAACTTTCTATTCAGGATTATGCTCAATATGTAAATGATTGGTTAATAGAATCACAATGGACATCTCTATATGGTCTTAACTTGGACGAACAGTCACTCACAAGGGCATTTGTAACAAGAAGTTTAGACTGGGAAACCCAATACACCTACGCATATTCTAAGATTGTTGGATTACAGGCAGGAGGAGATTCAGTTTTAAAAAAGGACTATATTGATTTAGTACCAGGACAACAAATTTACGAAATTCCAAAAGGAAGAGAATTAAACGAACTTCTTTGGTTTAGTCGCTCAGAGTTAGACGCTGCGTTTTTTGACCCGTTTATGGGTGGATTTGGAGGGTTTGGAGGTATAGGATTGGGAGGCGCTGCTGGTTTCTCACAAATGGGTACTATGGGTAATTATTTTATAACACCCGCGTTTGATATCCTTCTTAGAATGCAGGATATTAATATTAAGAGAAGAATTATATCAGGAGAACTAACATATAGAGTTACCGCATTACCCGACGGTAAAAAGGCGGTTCATTTAATGAATGTACCTGGTGGTAAGTTTGATTTTGGTAATATACAATATAACGAATATAGAGTATGGTATTGGTATTATGAAACTGATGACAGGGAAGCTTGTTTAGCAGAAAATCCCGATATAGTTAAATTACCATCAGACATTCCAATAGATGAAATGAAATGGGAAGAAATAAATTCACCAGGACAGACATGGGTTCGTAGATGGTTTACTGCATATGTTAAAGAATCATTAGGTAGAGTAAGAGGAAAATATCAAGGAAACCTTAAAACGCCTGATTCTGAAATACAATTAGAATATGATTCATTGTTAACGGAATCAAAAGATGAAAAGTCTAAATTAGTTGAAGAACTTACACAAAGATTAGAAAGATTAAGACCTGATAAAATGATGGAAAGACAAGCTTCTGAAGCAGAAAATCTTAATAAATCATTACAATATAGGGCATTCCCAAGACAATTTTATACAATATAATATGGCGATATTTAAATCAACACCCGTAACAAAAATAATAAATGGGTTAACAATAAAAACATCTTCAAGTGTATTAGTTAGTAATGAAAATTATACAACTAATGGTGAAGATGCTATTATTATAAAAGATGTGGATTATTGTACAATTACCCTAGATTCAAAAACAACTGAACGAATAACAATAAAGGCATTATCAAATGTTTTAATAGTTAGTGACCATCTAATTGATGATGAATTTAATGAAATTGAACTTCAAAAAGGTGCGTCAGTTGAATTACGTTTTCTAAAAGAAGGATGGTTTATTATGTCGTCTGATGGACTAAAGAATTCATAATACCTTTATTTTTTTCCACGTACTCGTCATCAACTAATTTTATAGTATCATCAACATACATATAGTAAGGGTCAATACCAACCACATTCCAAAACACAATCTCGGTATCTGATAGAGTTAAAACCTCATCCAAAGTATCTTGGTCACCTTCTTTTCTCGGATATCCACGAACAAGTTCTGTCTGTGTCTTAGTAAAGAAAGGTCTGTCCTCAGGATTTTCAATAAGAATTTCATCCCTAATCTCAGGAGAAAAAACAACCAACAAAGGTTCAATTCTTTTATTAAACGCAGTTATATAACGAGGAACATTGTATTCACCCAATCCATCAGGGTTGTTTTCAATTTCCTTTTCATCCACATAGTAACAGTTAATAATCACCTCATCCTTTTTCTTTTGTACATCACCATGTGACTTACGAGTACCGTTATTTACATAATATATGGTATCACCCAAACCAACATTCAAATCGTTTGCAAGGGCAAGTTCCATATGTGCTTGACGAGACATAAGTGAACCTGATTTGGTTTTTTTTGTTATATGTCTTTTGTACTCATCTAATGTTTGTTTTACGCGAGCCTTGTTTGCAATTTTTGCAATAGGAATCTCCTTATTGTATAGTTTACCGATATACTCATAGTAAGAATCCAAAAACTCTTGTCCTTTACCATCCAATAACATACGAAGTCCTGAGTCCAAAAACTCTGCAACATATGTTTGTAGTTTCTTTGACTTAATCGTATTACCTGTAAGTTTTACTTTACCCTTATCTGTAAGTAGAGCATAGTTCTTACGAGCCACATTAATGGTTGCCGGCCATTGTCCGTCAGTATCCAATCCCATCTCACCCCTCATAAACAAATCGTTATACTCCGCAACATCGGCATCAGAACCTGTATATTCTTTACCTTCTTCTACAAGACCGTTAAGACCTTTTCCGATATATCTATGTTCATCACGACCATCAGGGACGGAGAAGTTCACACCATCGGTATCCATAACTAAAGGTTGATAACCACGTTTCATAAACCACATAATCATCTGTCTGAGGTATTGTCTACCTGTACAAGTAATCTGTTCACCCATATCCATATCACCCCACGGAAATACTTGTGGGGCAGATAACGAACCGAAGAAAGCGTTAATAAAAATCTTAATAGGAAGTTGTTTGCGGTTATATTGTGAAGACAGTTTTGGGTCTGAAACATAATAATCCGCAGCTAACTTCTTATACTTAATACGAGTATCACGGAAATACTTGAGCATACTCTTCATCGCTCCTGTCACATCGCATTTTGGAAAAACCTCATGAACAAGTTGGATAGAGGGGTATAGAGACGAGTAGTCGAGTTTAAGTACGTTGGTTGAGTAACCTACCGCAAGAAGACGGGATAGTCCACCAGTGAAGGGTCTCTTATCCCCTTTGGATGGTATAGCAAGACCATGTTTGTAAGACCACGACATCATAATCATCTTCCATAGTGTTGCCGTTCCCATTGTGGAAAGTCTTTCATATGTGGTAGGTACGAGTTTTGCAAGGAGGAAGTTGGCTTGGTTGAACTCTTCATCCACCACCATAGTTTCCCAAATATCGTCGTATAGGTATCGTTCAATAATATATTCACCGTTTACCTTTTCATAATGACCAGGAAATCTTTCCATAAGATTTTCTGTGCCAGGTGAACCCACCTCTTTGTAACCACCTGTTTTGGGGTTGAAGTAAAAGTCCTTATTATCAAAATAGATTTTACCAATCTTATCACCCTTTACATAGACACGGTTTTCTTTTTCTGCTCCGATAAACTGTGTGATATATTTAAGTCCCCAACTTTTGATGTCCGAGTTAATGGCTTGGGCTCGTCTGACAGCATGGGCAATATCCACAATGTTATACCCCCACATCATCGTTTGGGTATAGTCCTCCATCTCGTTGGCGAGTTTGAGTATACCCTTCTTTTGTTTGAGGGGACTTTCAGGATTTAATGTTTTAGCAATCTTATCTATATCCAAACCGAGAATGGTTGCTCGTGTTAGGATAAACGGAAAGTCGAAGAATGCGGAGTTATAACCACCGACAAGGGTTGGTTTGAGATAATTGATGGTGTTGAAGAACTCCACAATCATATCTTTTTCCTCTTGTTCAGTTTGTGCTGCGATAACCTTTTCAAAACCACGATTGTCCTTCATACCGATAAGGAAGATTTTATCCTTTGTGGCATCAAGACCCGTGGTCTCAATATCGAATACGAACCTATGAACCTCATCGTATTCCTCAAATCCTTTGAAAAGTCGTTTTTGTTTTTGACATAGGTATTGTTCCACTGGCGGTAGAATCGCGATGGAGTCAGAGTTTTCTCTATTCCACGGGTCTAACCCTCCGCCTTTGAAAAAGTTAATAAGGTTGGAATAAGTTTTGGTTGTCTTCACCATATACTTAAGTCCGTTTTCCATTCTTTCATCACCACGAGTATCTAACTTTTCTATGATGATACCATGAGTGGACATCGCTTCTTTTTGTGCGTGTTTGGAACCGTTATA